ACTTGAATACATCTATCCATTCTTAATGAACAAGTTATATTTGCAATATCATCTCTTGAATAGTCAAGATCACCAAAATTTAAATCCGTTATAAAACAACCTTCTAAAATCCATTTTTCAACAACAACACCAGTTGGATCTAACATTTCTAATTCAACTTGTTGTTTATAACCAGCAGCATATCCCATACGTCCTGTAACAGATTCTGCGTGTAATCGAAACCATTCCATTAATGCTTGTGAAGCTGATGGTCCAATAGGGTCTCTAAAAGTGACTCTAATCTCAGCCCAAGTGAATCTACCGGCAACATATGTTGATGTATTTAAAAATGGAATTTCAACTGCATTAATTTTTGCACTAGGTCTAGACGTTGAAGACACATACCATTCGTTTATACCTAAGCTAGATGGAAAACGAAGAATAAATCTATTTTGTCTTTTTGGTTCATATGGAACCGGCATTTTCATTAGTAAATCAGCCATATTTATTTCTATTAATTTTTATTAATTTATTATTACTTAGTTATAAATATATGATTTTATAAAAAAATAAAAAAATTAGTTGATATTTCAATTTATTTTTTATATTTTTGCACTAGAGATCCTAGATACTAGAGATCCTAGATACTAGAGATCCTAGATACTAGAGATCCTAGATACTAGAGATCCTATATACTAGAGATCCTAGATACTAGAGATACTAGATACTAGATACTAGATACTAGATACTAGATACTAGTATAAAAAAAAAATACTTTTTAATATTAATTTATTTTTTATGATAGATACTAGTATATAAAAAAATCCCCAAATATTGTTAAATAAATGGGGATTTATGATAAAAAAAACATTTAGTCTTATATATTGTCAAATGATGCTCCTGTTGGTGTTATAATAAATTCAACATCAATAAATTCTAATGATCTTGTAGGTTTTATATAAATTTTACCTCTAAGAGTATTTGCATCAATATCTTCTGGTTCATTTGATACCGTTACACGGAATTCATATAAACCTCTTTCTCTTTTTATTGCTTCTAATATTGGATTTACCAATCTTAAAAATTCATTTCTTACTTGTTCATCATTTTGTTCAAAAAGTAATCTAACTGCAACTGCAGAAATAAGTTTTCTTGCTCTTAATAATAATCTTCTAACATTTATTCTATCTAAAGCAGATTCTCTTACTTGAAGAGTTTTATTTCCCCAAATTATTGTTCCAGTATCAGAAAAAGTAGCAATTGGGTTTATTCTATTTTTATATAATTCATCTCTTTCATCAAGAGTTAATTTTTTTATAGCTTTTATAGATTTTACTAATCCTCTTGAATATCCAGCAACTGCAAACCATGGAAAAGATACATTATCAGTTAATGCTATATTTCTTACAACTTCACCAGTTGGTGGTATAAATAATTGAGTTGCGTTATCAACATCTCTTACTTGTATCCATGGCCAATATGTCGCAGAATAATTAGTATCTAATGAAACACTATCTAACGCATCTACAACTTCTTCAACTGTTGAATAATTTGGTGGTGCAATAATATAAAGTGAATCCGCTCTATCATTTTCAATAATATCAATTGCTTGTGATGTTAATGAACTATGGTCATAAAAATTAATACCAGGAGTTGCAAAAATATTAATATTAACTGATTCAGGATTTGAAAATGTATTTATACCTTGTAAATAAGAATAGTAATCAGAATTACCAACAGATGTACTGAATAAACCACCATTTGATGTGTTACCACTAACATATGTTTGTTTTCCAAAGATATATTGATCACTATATGTTCTAACTTGTCTGTATATATCCCAACCATCATAACCACCACATACCGCAAAAGTAAATTTACGGTAATTAATATTTGTTAAAACATTATCAACACCTGTTTGACTTTCTAAATTATATGGTGTTGTAATAAAAGTTGTTCCCGTAATAGGTGCCGCGTTTACTGATAAGTGGAAACCATTTGTTGTTGTAATTGCTGACGTACCTTTGAACTTAAATAAATCTTTATCAAATCCTATTTGTGAAGAAAGACCAAAACTTATTTTTTTAATTTTATCACCTGATGATTGAATATCAGATCCATCTGCATTATACCCAACAATATCTCCAGCATCATAAAATTCGGTCTTATACATGATAGAACCTAATGTCGATCCTGAAAATGAAGAATTATTTACAAAACCTTTAAATCCTGCTGGAAATGCATCTACTGGATGATTTGACGCCATGTTTAACATGATATATTTTGAACGTAATTCATATTCAGTATCAGATGTACCAACTTTTCTTGCAATATATCCAGGTAAATCAGGATTCATTGAACAACGTGTGAATTTTTCAATTACAACTTGATTTTCATCAGTATCATTAAAATCTCTAACTAATAGATCAAATTCACCTGTTTCAATATTAATATTTATAATTGAAATTTTAATTTCTGCATTTGCACTATTTCCATCAGAAATAGTTATTACTTGAAATAAATCTGAAACTTTACCACCTCTAACTTCTGATACTACCATTGGTGATAATGGGGTGTCCCATTGAGTTGCGTAATTATTTCCTTCTGAAACATATACTTCATCTAAACTTAGACCTCTAATAAAACCTTGTTTATATGCTGATGATAAATAATTAGGATATGCTTCATGTACATAAATCGGAATCTCATCTTTTGGTTTATCAAAAACATCAGTACCTAAAACTTTTGTTACATATTTTGGTGATGTTGTATCCATAGAACATGTAAATACTTTAGAACCACTTGTTGAACCAGTTACGTTGATAGTAAATTCAGATAAAGGATTTTTCAAAATATCATTTCCACTAATATTAAATTGAGTATTACCTGTTGTTTCAAGTAATAATGTTTGTCCTGAATAGGAACCTCTTGATCTAAAAGAAAGTACTACTTGATTATTATAATCAGTCAATACTGTTGAATTGTATGTAAATTGAGTAACATCAAATGCAGTAGTTCCTGAATTGTAAACAAATAAATAAGAATAAACTTCAGTACCATTACTATTACATAATTGATTATACCATTCTTTATTATTTGGATTTGTTGAATTTATAAGACCAGTTAATGGCGATATTTCTTCGTCACTACTAACCAACCCCGTTATTTCATCCTCAGGCACTAAACCAATAACAAACCATTGACCATTATTACTATTAGTATTATTACTAAACGTACTATCCATATAATTCAAAAAAGTTTCACCATCATATGTTGTTATTCCAGATAAGTTTTGATAAAACGTACTTCCAGTTATTTCAGCACTTGTTGATGGATCACATGTTCCGGTAGTTGAACCACTTAATGAACCCAATTCTACGCCACCAATTGTTTTAATTGAGTAAGTTTTAACAGGTTTATATCCTGTTAATCCTAATATTTTTGTTACAAAAAGTTGATTTGATTCCTCAAGATACGATTTTGCTACATAAGGTAATTCATATTTTGGATTACCATTACCATCTTTCACAGGTGTTGAACCACCGAAGTATTGTTTAAATTCGTTATAATCACTAATAAGTATGGGTTCAAAAGCTGGACCTTTTAATGTTTCACCAACTAATCCGAGAGTTGTGACACCAACACTTTGAGCAACAAATGTTAAATCTTTTTCTGATGTATAAACACCTGGAGATACGAAAACTCTATTTGAATTTGACATATTTAAAATTTTGGTTTATTTATTTTATTTCTTATAATATAAATATCTTTATTTTTATCAAAGATTTTTATATAATTTTAAATTGTCATTTAAAATTTAATTTAAAAAAACAACACTTATTTTTGAACCTAAAATAGGTGTACCTAAAATTTTAATTTTATTATTACCTGAAACTTCAAAACCTACACCTTCATCTTCAACAAGACCATTTATATCTAAACTAATCACACTATCTATCAAATCTATAGTTGTGAATTCTAATGTGGATCCATCATATATAAAAGTTTGGTATAATACATTTAAAGGTTTACCGAAATTATCATTAAATGTTTCATTTCTTCCCTTATAATATGTTATTGTTATTACTGAACCTTCTACAGGTGATTCAATAAAACTTATTTTTGATGTTTTAGAAACATGAAAATAATCGTCATCTCTAATTTGAACAAGACCATTAATTGTCACAGTAAATAAAACATTTATAGTTTCACCAACACTAAAAATTTTTTGTACTCCATCAGCTGGAAAAGACACGATAGTTACTTCAATAGTTTTTGTAATATATTTTTTTATAAAATTATTACTTTGAATAAATTCATTTAATAAGAACAATCTACTAATTGCTGGTTTAACTTCAAATTCTTCATCATCAATTAAGAAACCTAACATTAAAAAAGAATAATTTTGAATATAGAATCTTCTATTATCTAAAGAATCCATTGGACTAGAATCTTCTATTCTTTCTAATACTATGGGTATATAATGACCTTTTACTGTTGTATATGATTGTCTAGATGAAAATTTTTGTAATATTTTTTTATTAAAAAGATTTATATCTCTTAGTTTATTACAAATAACACTTACTTCAAATGATATGTCAACAGCGATTGGTTGTGGTATTTTATACACATCAGCACCCATTTGTGTTCCATTCCATGTTGGAACTGATGCATAAAAAAATTGTCTTCTATCTGGTATAGTTCTATGAATAGATGGGTTAGTACCAAATTGAACATCAGGTTTTCTAATTACCGCAATAAATGGTAATTTTATATTACCACTTTCATCAGAGAATGACCAATTATTCGAAATTTCTCCCCATCTTTGAACTGTTAAAATTTTAGGTATTATTGGTATTTCCTCACCATCAGAAACAATTTTAAAATTTTCAGTAATAAAATTTAACATACCTAAATCAAGATCTTCATGTAAAATTGAATCGGGTAAGAAAGTATCTGATTTTGTTATTCTTTCTAATAATTCTTTTCTTCTTCCTTTTACATTAGTTTCGTTTATACCACTATTACTATTATAAACTTGTATATCATTTTTTCTTTTAGGTATTCCCATTTTTTAATTTATTATAAATAATCTAACTTATGTGGTTAATTTTATTATATACCTCTAAATTCTGATTCTTGTGCAGGAGCACAAACTATTGTTCTATAATATGGTTTAAAACCAAACATATTATGTTTATTATCCGATGTGACTTTTCCATCATTTACAACAGTATAATATCTTACCCTATCTTCTGATTCAGGATAACCAATAAAATCACCATATTTTATATCTACTTTCAATTCTTCCAAATGTGAAATATATACCGATACAGTCATGTTCCCTGGTTCCAAATATCTATTTAATCCTGTTTTATATGCAGTATTTTTAGGTTCTTCAATTTTAACTAAACCATTAAATTCAACAGGTGGAAAAAACTTTATTTGGTCTTTACCAACTTCACCATAAACATTATCAATATCAGTCTTTTGTGTGTTAATTCTAAAAAGAACTAATTTCATATTAATATCTCCATGAAGATACTCTTGACCTATTTGTTGGTTTAAATTAAAATCATCTTCAGAAAAGAATTTACTTATTCTTGTTATGGGTATTTTTTGTTTCATATTTAATAAATAGTTTTGTTATTAAAAAATTTTTAAGTATATTTGTGTTGTATGGAGAATATAATACCTGAAAAAGAAGCAAGAGAATTATTGTTAAAATATGAAGGATTTAACAATCAAATATTAGATTGGAAACTAAAAATGGTTACTAATGTAAAATATAATTTAACAAGAACACAATCTGAATATGTTATAAAATATTATAATGTTGTACCAAAAATAGCTAAAAAACATATTACAATTACCAAGAATTTTGCTGAGACTTTAATGAAAGATAAAAACTTATCTTCATTACCTGAAAAAATTTGGTGTGAAAAATTATTATGTGAAAGTGATAATGCTTATCATATATGGGGTAAATTAAATGAAAATCAAAATAATTACGCAATATGGTTACCAAAATTTGCTATAATTCAAGAAGAGAAAAAATTAAATAGAGTTATTGATTATTCACCTTACTCTCATAGAGCACCCATGAATCATCAAAAAGAAGCAATAGAAAAATTATTATCAAATAATAAATTTATTTTAGCTGACGATATGGGCGTGGGAAAAGGTCTGATTATCAGTACTTTAGTGTATACTCCAAACGGAACTAAAAAAATTGGGGATATAATTGTTGGTGATAAGATAATAGGTTCTGATGGAAATCAATGTACAGTAATTGGTGTTTTTCCTCAAAAAAAACAAGATATTTACGAAGTCACATTTAATGACGGTTATAAGATAGTAACTGATGGGTCACATTTATGGTCGGTTTCATCACCTAACTATGGTAAAAATAGGAAAAATGAAAGATTAAAAAAATCGTTAATTTTATCTACAAAACAAATGTTTGAAGGTGGAACAATAACGATAAAAGGTGACGGATATAATTCAGAAAAAAATTATAATATTGAAACTTATTATAAATCTCCAAATGGTAATAACAAATGGCAGATTCCGATTGTAAAACCAATAGAATTTAATAATGATAACGAATTACCGATAGAACCATATTTACTTGGTCTGTGTCTTGGTGATGGACATTTTAAGAAAGAAAAATGTGTATTTGTGGTACATCAAGATGATTATGATGAATTATTTGGTAATTATAATTTAATACCTTTAAAAACCAAACCAAATTTAAAGGGTGGTAAAATTTTTTTAGGTGAAAATATTGATAAAATTGGATTATTAGAATCTCGTTCTTATAATAAATTTATACCTGAGATATATAAATATTCCTCCATTGAGAACCGACTTGCAATATTACAAGGTTTGATGGACACAGACGGTCATTGTTCATTTTCTAAAAATGGTACTTTCCATTCAACTGAATATTCAACAATTTCTGAAAAATTATGCGATGATGTGTGTGAAATCGTTCAAACACTAGGTGGAATCGCAAGAAAAAAATCAAGAAGAAGTTATTATAAAAAAGATGGTAAACGTGTGGAATGTTCAATATCTTATCGTGTAAATATAAAATTACCATCAGGAATGAATCCGTTTCGTTTAAAACGAAAGTCAGAAAGATATAATGAACCTCAAAAATATCCAACAGGTAGATATATTAAAAATATAGAAAAAATTGGTAAGGAAAATACGGTATGTATATCCGTTGACGCACCTGATAAGTTATATGTTGCAGAACATTGTATTGTTACACATAATACCACATCTGCTATTATAGCCTCATTAGAGAGTGAATCAAAGAAAGTTTTAATTATTTGTCCATCATCATTAAAAATAAATTGGTATAGAGAAATAAAAAATTATTCCGATAAAAATATATTAATTGTAGAAGGTAAAAATTGGGAACCAACTTTTGATTTTTATATTATTAATTATGATATTTTAAAAAATTATCATAGTATGGAAAAGACGGAAAATATTGAATCATATAAGTTAATTGAAAATGAAAAATTTGATTTAGTTATTATTGACGAGGCACATTATATTTCAAATCCGACGGCACAAAGAACTAAATTGATTAATGATTTGGTTAAGAATATCCCCAAAGTTTGGTTATTAACAGGAACACCAATGACATCAAGACCTATCAACTATTATAATTTATTAAAAATAGTTGATTCACCAATTGCGTTAAATTGGCAAGGTTATGTGAAAAGATATTGTGCGGGATATCAATTTAAAGTTGGGGGTAAAAAAATATGGAATACGAATGGTTCATCTAATTTAGATGAACTTAGAGAAAGAACTAAAAATATTGTTCTAAGAAGAATGAAAACAGATATTCTTGATTTACCTGAAAAGATGGTTAGTCCAATATTTTTAGATTTAACTAGTACGTTTTATAGTGATGAATTAGAAGATTTTATACGAATTTCAAAAGATAATAGGAATAAAGAATCTTTAACGGTTACAATAAATCGTTTAATGAAATTAAGACAAGTCATTGCATTTGAAAAAGTACCATATACTTGCGAGTTAATTGATAAAGTTATTGAACAAGGAAAAAAAGTTATTGTATTTACGAATTTCACATCAAGTTTAGATATGTTACATGAAAAGTATAAAAAAAATTCGGTAATTCTTGATGGTAGAATGTCAAAAGAAAAAAGACAACAAAGTGTGGATAAATTTCAAAATGATGACAAAACAAAAATATTCATATCAAATATTAAAGCTGGTGGTGTTGGAATTACATTAACAGCAGCTGAGGTGGTTATAATGAACGACTTATCATTTGTACCTTCAGACCATTCACAAGCAGAAGATAGGGCTTACAGATACGGTCAAAAAAATAGTGTATTAGTTTATTATCCTGTTTTTGAAAATACTATTGAAATGATTGTTTATAATATTTTACAAAAAAAGAAAAACATTATTGATCAAGTTATGGGTGATGGTGAATATGGTGAAAGTTTTGCTAATACATTACTTAAGAGCCTCTTTTAATTCATCTAATTTTGTTGATATGTAATTACCCAAATTTTCTTCCTTAAAGTCTCCAATTGTTACGGTTACTATTTTTTCAGGACTTAGTGACCAAGAAATATTATTTTCTTCACCTTCTTTATTTTTTAAATCAAATACTATTTTATTTTCAGCACAAAATATTAACATTTCGTGTAGTTTTTGTGGTATAATCATATTTTTTGTTATTGGTTTATTTATTAATAATTCTTTTTCAAAAGTATAGGAATTAAAATATTCTAATATTTGTTTTTTTTCATTTTTAAATACTATGATTTTTGTTTCATCTTCTTGTATGTTAACGAAACAATAATGAGTTGCAATAGATTTTAAATCATTAACTGAACTACTTATTTCGTAATTAGAATTTCTTTCAGTAAATTTACCGTTCTTAACTTGAATGGTTATTTCTTCGTTTTCCTTTGTTATTATTTTAATATCAATACCAACAAAATCTAATAAATCTCCTCTTTCTAATGAAAAATTAATTTTTTTAAATTCCTTATCTTCAAATATTTCTCTAAAAGTGTATAAAAATGCAATAGTGGTAATTTGACCTACTGACCAAGATTTATTAGTTAAAAACATTAATCTGTAGAAATATTTAGATTCGATATTATCTGTAAAAATTAACTCCCAATTACTTTCTAACCAACTCCATAACTTTTTAATATTCTCAAGTTGGTTAGATTCATCAAAAAAATCAATTTCATCATATCCTAATTCTTGTGAAATTTTATATAATTCAAGAAAACAATACGGATGGGTGTTTATTGTATTTCTCCAACACCAACGACCGTCTTTATCTTTAAGACCAAATTTTTCATTTATAGAATGTTTTATCCATTGGTCATATTCCAATCCCTTTCTTTTCATTACATCATTACAGGTGTTTTTATTATTCACCTTAAAAGTGTAATTATTCATAAATCTTTTAGCGTCGTGATAATTCATACTCAAATATACGATATTTATAAGAATATATAAAATTATGACAACAATTATTTCAGAACAAGAAAGGGAAAAATTATTTACACAAGTATTACATGTTTTAGGTATGCCTGTTAGAGGGGTCGAACTTACCGAAGAACAAATGGATACTTTTATTGAACTATCCATATCTGAATATGAACAATATGTTAGTGATTGGTTAATTGAATCACAATGGTCAGCATTAGCTGGTTTAAATGTTGATAACCAATCATTAAGTAGAGCCTTCACAACCAGAAGTTTAGATTATGAGACACAATATACACACTCATATTCAAAAATAGTTGGATTACAATCAGGTGGTGACGCAGAATTAAAAAAAGATTATATTTCGTTAAGTGCTAACACACAAACCTACATAATTCCCGCAGGAAGAGAGATAAATGAATTATTGTGGTTTAGTCGGGCTGAATTAACTGACTCGATTGTAGACCCGTTTTTAGGTGGTTTCGGTGGATTAGGTGGTGTTGCGTTTGGTGGAGTTGGAGGATTTGCACAACAAGGTTCATCTGGATCATACTTCATGTTACCCGCATATGATTTATTATTAAGAATGCAAGATAGAAATATTAAAAATCGTTTAATTGGTGGAGAACTAACATATAGAGTTACCGCAGGACCTAACGGTACTAAAGTTGTACATTTATATAATGTTCCTGGAGGTAGATTTGATTTTGGTTCTATTCGTAATAATAGACAAAAGGTTTGGTATTGGTATTATGATACAACAGTGACAGATACTTGTATTGATAAAAATAAAGGTATTATTAAATTACCATCTGATGTTGAAACAGAAGAGTTAACTTGGGATTTATTAAATAAACCATCAAAAAATTGGGTTAGAAAATATTTTATTGCATATTCAAAAGAAGGTTTAGCTAGAATATGGAGTAAATTTTCAGGTGATTTACAAGTACCTGATAGTACAATAAAACTTGATTACCAATCTTTACAAACTGAAGCTAAAGATGAAAAATTAAAACTAGTTGAGGAATTAATGCAAAGATTAGAAAGACTTAGACCAGAAAAAATTCTTGAGAGAAAAGGTGCTGAAGCTGAAAATCTTAATAAAGCATTAAAGTTTAGACCAATGCAATCACCGTATAATGTAATATAAAATATTATGAACTTACAAGAACAAACATATAAAATGAAAAAACTCATGGGGTTAAAAGAATTAACCCTTGAAAATGATTCTAATGGGTCATCAAATGTTGAGATTCTTTACCATGGTAATAGAAAAGGTGATTTTCCACCAAAATTAAGAAGATTTGCTGGCGCTATATTTTTAACGTCAAATATTAATTTTGCAAAACAGTTTGCTGATATGGATGAATTTCCTGAAGGTAAAGTATTTGAGGTTATTTTAAAAGATGGTATTAAATTATGTGACCCATCAAAACCTGAAATAATGAAGGAATTTAATCTTAAAGATATTTTACAAAATATGATAGATACTAATTATGTCGATTCAGTTAATGGAACAAAAATTAAAGAGGTTATTGGTACTGGATTTAAGGGATATGATTACGATTCAGATACGGAATTTGACATTAAAGATAAATCACAAAGTGTTTATTTTTATTTATGGAGAATAAAAAATGGCGCTTGGAGAATTATTGAATGTGAACCAATAATTAATGAAATAAAAAAACGTAATTACGATGGTTTTTTTATAATTGAAAGTGGTAGTAAAAACGTTGCAATATTTTATGAAAACAATATTCATAGTTTTAAATCACTTGATGTTTAAAAATCAATAACATGAAAAGATAAGTCACTTTCATTAGTTCCTATAATTTCATCAGAATTACTTTTAATACTATTTGCTTGTAAGTTTACAACTTTTCTATTATGGTCTATCCAATATTTATCAACTAAATCAATACTATTTTCTACGTACATAAAGAAAGGGTCACGTTTAACTCTATTCCAAAATGAAACTTCACTATCAGATAAAGTCATTACTTCGTCTAATTTATCTTGCCCATCTTCTTTTAGTGGAAAACCATTAACTAAATCACATTGAGTTTTTGTAAAGTATTGTCTATCTTTTGGGTCTTCTATAAGAATCTCATCACGAATCTCAGGTTTAAATACCACAAGTAATGGTTCAATACGTTTATTGAAATTTGATAAATAACGAGGTACGTTATAATCTCCTTTTAAGTCTGGGTTATTTAGAATATCTTTTTCTGAAATCATATAACAATTAACTCTAATCATTGATTTCATATTATCATCAGGTAAATTATTATTATTATTTTCCATATAATAACTTAAATCATCTTTTCTCCAACCACTTTTTAATTTATTTACTTTCTGTACATCACCATCTGATTTTTTGAAACTATTATTCACATAATAAATTGTTTCACCTAAACCAGCGTGGTAATCATTTAACAAAATAAGTTCCATATGTGCTTGTCTCGACATTAACGAACCTGATTTAGTTGTTTTTTTGACATATTCTTTATAATCATCAATTGATTGTTTAACACGTGCTTTATTTGCTATTTTAGATAATGGTATTTCTTTATTGTGAATTTTATTCACATAATCATAATATAATTCTATAAATGAGACTCCATCACCATTTAATAAATGTTTTAAACCTTCATCCAAAAATTCTACCACATATTGTTGTAATTTTTTAGATTTAATTGTATTTCCTGTTAATTTAATTTTTTCTTTTCCTTTCTTTAAAACTTTTATAATATAATTTTTTCTCGAGACATTAATACAAGATGGTGCAACATAATCAATATCAAGACCCATTTCATCCCTCATAAAAATATCATTAAATTCAGCCGTATCTGCCTCGATACCAATATACTCTTTTCCTTTTATAACTAATTCATTTAAACCTTTACCGATATATCTATGTTCATCCACATCTTCCGGTGTTTCAAAATTAACTCCATCGGTGTCCATAACGAGTGGTTTATATTGTTTTTTCATGTAGAACATAATCACCATTCTTAAAAATTGACGACCAACACAAGTAATCGTTTCACCCATATTCATATCACCCCAAGGAAATACTTGAGGTGCAGATAATGAACCAAAATATGCGTTAATGAAAATTTTGATAGGTAATTGTTTTCTATCATACATTTCAGATTTTACTGGGTCTATTTTAGCTAACTCACTTGTTAATCTTTTATATTTAATACGAATATTTCTAAAATATTTTAACATCGATTTTTGAACACCCATAATATCACAATCAGGAAAAACATCATATACAAGTTGTATAGAAGGATAAAGTGAAGCGTAGTCAAACTTTACAATATTTTTTGAATATCCAACTGTCAATAATCTAGATAAACCACCTGTTATTGGTCTTTTTTGATCTTTACTTGGTATTGCTAATTTATTTTCATAACTCCATGCTAACATTATTATTTTCCATAACGTAGCGGTACCCATTGTTGATACCCTTTCATAGGTTGTTGGTATTAATTTAGAAAGTAAAAATGTTGACTGTGAAAATGAATCGTCAACAACCATTGTTTCATATAAATCGTCATCAAGATATTGTTCTACAATTTTTTTACCTGTCCATATTTCATATTTTCCAGGATACCTCTCTAATAAATTTTCTGTACCTACATCACCTATTTGTTTGTAATTTCCTGTTTTTGGATTTAAATAATAACTCTCATTCTCCAAATATATTTTAGATATTTTTGAACCGTCTACGTAAACACGATTTCTTTTTTCTTTCTCTAAATATTTTGTGATATATTTTAATCCCCATGATTTTATTTCTGAATTGATTGCCTGAGCTCTACGAACTGAATGACATATATCTATAATATTAAATCCCCAAATTATGTGTTGTGTATATGGTTCAATTTCATTTGCTAGTTTTAAAATACCTTCCTTTTCTTTCATCCCTTTCGATGTAAAAATTTGAGTTAAACCTTTCACATCTACATTTAATATAGATGCTCTTTTTAATATAAAAGGCCAGTCAAATGACGCTGAATTATATCCTGATATAATTGTTGGTTTTATTTCTTTAATTAAAGAAAAGAATTTTTCAATACATTTTTTTTCACCATCTTCACCAAACGCATTAATGGTTTCTTTTAAATTTCTATTATCTTTAACACCAATTAATATAATTTTATCTACATTTGGGTCTAAACCTGTTGTTTCAATATCGAATACAAAACGATGTACATCAGAATAATCTTCAATATCTTTAAAAAGTCTTTTATTTTTTTGAATTAAATATTGTTCAACAGGTGTTAATATAGTAAACAGATGTTTTACTTTTTCATTCCAAGGATCAATTCCACCTTGTTTGAAAAAATTAATTAAATTAGTATATCCTTTTATTGATTTTACTAGATAAGTTAAACCTTTTTCTAAACGGTCATTACCACCTGTTTCTAATTTTTCAATTAGAATACCGTGTTCTCCCATTTTATTCTTTTGTTGAGATTTGTTATTTTGATAGAAATTTAATCCACTTAAATCACCAACCCAAAGAAAAGGTGTAAACGTGTCTTGTTTAATATGTTTCCCTTTTTCAGGGTCTTGAATTATTTTATATATTTTATTCGTCTTATAATCATATTCAACACTAACGATGTATTTTTCGGGATCACCACCATTTAAGAAGTTTTCAATAACTTCTTGAGATATTATTTTTGACATAGTATAAATTTTACATTTGACTTATTATCTTACACAAACTGTGTAATTTGTCTTCGGTACAAATATACTATATTTTATTAAAATACTGTAATGAATAATTTTTCTTTTATCGGTAAAATTAATTTATTAGTAGGATTACCATCTGTATCATTAAACTGTATAATTATCTTACCTTCAAATTTCCCTATTTTTGATGTTTGTGATTCTGTAAATCTATACGTAATGTAATATTCATCAGTAGTTTGATTATATAATTTTGTTCTTGTTGTTATATTACAAGTTCCATTTAATATAACAGGTATATCTGTCATTAATTCAAACATCTCAAAAGTAATGTCAGAATTTTCCAATAAATCATTGAAATACGACTTATCATTTTTACCATCATCAATCATCCTCATCTTTAATATCGGATCAGAGGCCCCTTGTCTTATAAAAAATTCCATATATTATAAAAATATTATTTTAAAGTTTATTTTTGGGATGTGTTTATTCCAAATATTATAAAAATTATTACAATAATAAACCACATTTTTGTCATTTTTAATTAAATTAAAAAATTATTTAATTCATCACATCTATTAAGAATATCTTTTGAAAGATAATTTTTTATATTTCTTTTTGAAATGGTTGGTCTAACATAATGAAAATCTTTTATTCCATATATCGTATCATCTTCAACATATTTTGTTATAATATTATCAAACGTGTGATTAAATTTTTCCCAATCACAAAATTCATATATTTTATTTATAACATTATGTGTTTGATTAATTATATCGTCATAAGATATTATGAGATAATTTTCTTTACTTTCATTATTAATTATGCTAATAATTCCATGGTAAGATCTCATTATTGGTTCTGACCATTCATCTAAAAATCTTTCTGGATCATAGTTTTGACCATTTTTTGAATATAAATCACAAAAAGAATTTATTATTTCATCTATTGGTCTTATTAAAATAATTATTTTTGGTGTTTGTGTTATATATTTTTTTATTATACTTACATTTTCCGATATTGTCCATGACCTACATTTATCTACTATAATATTTTGATTTACATCTTTATAGTATAAATCTGGAATATTCCTTATTAAATCATAAGCAATATCCAGTTTATTATTAGCCATAATCTGTTGATAAGAACTAGTGTGTACACTAACTTGTGTGTCCCACATTAGTTGACATACTGGTGAATTGCCACCAGCATATATCTTATCATTTTGTGATAGCAAAGATGATAATAAGGTTGAACCTGATCTTGGTAAACCACTTAAAAAATAATATTGTTTTTTATCCATTGTTTGTTAAAAATATCCAGTTTGTTAAATTTTCATCCCATATATATTTTAATCCATCATTTGGGTATGGTATTGATGAGATATAGTAATTATCACTATTTAAAACCCAACTTTCAAATGGTTTAATTAAATCCCAATTTAAATTATTTTCATTCCATTTATAAGTATTATAAATTTTGTAAAAATCTAATATAAAATCTTTATTTGGTCTTGGTATTGGTGCTTCAAATATACAACTAAATTCATTTAATATCCAAGACGGGTATGGTTTCGGTGGAATGAATGCATCCCTAACCTCATCATATGTATACCCAATTCCTGCGTAGTTTTTTCTAAATGCTTTGGATTGGTCAGTACTTGGCGTATTTCCGTCATTTTCATAATAAATTCCTCCGTGTGTATTATACGATGTTTGTTTCCAATGAGGATAATCGAATATTGATGTTAAAAAATTTATACCCATCTGTTCATCTTCAATACCATTTGTTTCAAAAACAAAGTTTGATACGGAATGAACATCGATAACCACATTATTTTCATTAAGTTTTGCAAAATGTCCCATATTAATTAAATCTTATTGTTCCACTACCATTGAATGTATATACTTTATAACCGGATGGCTGTGTTAAAGTAGCCCCTGTATATGTGGCGGTTGGTTCGGAGCTGGATGTTCTAATAACAACTCTACCGGAACCACCAAATATGTCACCCCTAAATCCGTAGTCACCTGAACCTCCACCCCCTCCACCGGAATTTGCGGCACCGCTAGATCCATAACCACAGTACTGTGCACCGCCTCTACCGCCACCGCCAGATCCACCGAGGTTACCAACCAATGAATATTTTGACGATGCGCCGCCACCTCCACCGCCATATGTACCTGCCCACACAGTTACACCAGGTCCTCCATTTCCTCCGGAATAATCCCCTGTGGTGGTTTCACAGTCGTAATCTAAATTACCGGATCCATTGAAATATGCAGTCCCACCGCCACCTCCAGCGCCGCCTCCACCACCACAAGATCGATATGAACCACCTCCGCCAGAATTACCATTTCCAGATGTTCCACCTGATCCATCCTGACCTCCTCCAGTGCCACCAGCGTTTGCCGTAGAGCCATAAAAACTTGATACACCCCCCGCACCACCAACTGCAACAGAAAGTTGTGTAAATTTCATTAGTGTTGTAGTTACGGATAAAACTTGCCCTCCTCCACCGCCGCCAGTTCTAGTATCATTTTGTGCATTGCCACCACCACCAACTACAACATAATCAACCAATATTAGTGGTATTGTTGGAGTAGGTGTAGGGGTACTAGTTCTTGTTGGTGTAGGTGTAGGGGTACTAGTTCTTGTTGGTGTTAATGTTGGTGTACTAGTTTCAGTTTGTGTTAATGTTGGTGTTAATGTTGGTGTACTAGTACTAGTTAATGTTGGAGTTGGTGTACTAGTTAATGTTGGTGTTGGTGTGCTAGTTAATGTTGGTGTTAATGTTGGTGTTGGTGTACTAGTTTCAGTTTGTGTTAATGTTTGTGTTAATGTTTGTGTTAATGTTTGTGTTAATGTTGGTGTTGGTGTACTAGTTTCAGTTTGTGTTAATGTTTGTGTTA